AGACTGACTTCCATTCTTAAAGTTTATGTGACCTGCACCTGCTCCGTTTCCACTCATTCCTCTGATTCTAGTCGCTCCTGCGAAAAGAGTTCCAGTAGCTGCACCATCTTTTACACCAGCAGAAATGTTTGTAACGATAGAACTGTCTGAGCTAATGCTTGTTACAGTTAAAAACGTACCACTTACATCTACAGTAGTGTTATTAGGTCCTGCTCTAGTCACGGTTGCTGCATCTCCATTAGCATCTGTTCCAACTATAGTAAACGTGCTACCAGAGTTGTTACCAGTTGATGTCAAAGTTATCGTTTGTGCATTTACAAATTCTCCAACGTCAATCACTAAACTAGTGGCTGTGCCTGAAGCAGAAACCATAGAAGTATGAGTTCCTTGAACAAATCGTTTTGATTTAATATCTGTTGCCATTTTATCTCCTTATAATTTATGTGGGGCCGAAGCCCCACAATAATTATTTATTAGTTAGTGTTATTAACTTGCTGTGTCCAGTAAACGTTTAATACTGCTTCTCCAGCAGTTAAAGCGTCATCTGTTTTCGCAGTGATAATAACAGCTTTGTCCATCTCGTAACCAGATGCATCATCGTCTGAAACATTTA